ATTTAATTTTACGACAAACATGGCGATCCCAAGTTTTATTGCGAGTATGTATGACTTAGCAAGTGAGCAATTTGGTGTCATCGGTATGTTGAAACCAAATTTGACACTGAATTGGGACTACTTCCAAAGTAAAGCTCCAACGAGTCCACCTGAAGTACAAACCTTCGCAGGTCAGTTGCTAGCCAGCATCATGGTAAGTGTTTATAGTCTCTATAAAAGCACGGACATGATTTGGGCATTCCTTGTAGGGATCGTAACATCATTGAACCCAAACATAAGGACATCCAATCTGGTTAGGCCTTTTACCATAGATAAGATCCTTAGCTATGCGGGCCTCTGCACCTGTGCCTATTGGTCGTACACAGCTGAAAACGTCATCATGGCGTTCTTTGCTGTTGTGGGTATGTGCCAAAGTGCGAAGTTGGTTATAGGACACCTATGGTGGTGCAAGAATGCTTGGTCAGCAAGTGAACACTCAGACCAGATAGCAGGAAATAGTTACTTTGAAAGTATGACGGCAGATTCATCAATAAAAGAAGATACAAAGAAAATGAAATGCCAGGCCATGGCTTGTGCCGGACCATACACAGGTTCTCCCCTTGTGGGACAGGTCATCAGACTTCCATCCTTTATGGATGATGGAGAGTTGTATTGCACTCCGGTGCATGTTCTCAATGATGATGTTACCCATATAGTCACTCACAAGTCCTCAGTGAACATTGAGAGTGTAGAACCATTGCCACCAGCTCGAGGCTTCCCGGATTTAGCTTTCCTGAAACTTCCAAACGGAACAGGAGCYCAGCTAGGAATGTCAGARGCGGTGGTTTCTTCGATCATGGGAGGGGAAACCGGTATGGCTCATGCAATGGGCGTTGGTTCAAACTTCTACGAGCGTTCATCAGGTAGAATCATTGAACTTGAAAGAGGCGGATTAGCGTATCTAGGCTCAACTTTGCCCGGTTGGTCAGGCGCACCTTACGAGGTGGGCGGCAAAGTAGTCGGTGTGCACCATGTAGGTATACCCTCAGAGGGTAACTTAGGATACGACATTCTGTTAGCAATGAAAATTCTTGAAAAACAGATGCAAGAGCCAGAATACGAAAAGAGAAAACGTGGGTGGAAGAAGAAATTCCGTAGGGAAAAATACCCAGTTGCTGACATCCGTGCCTCAAACGGCTACGCAATCTCCGAACACCGTATCGGAGGTGCTAGGACTGATATCATGTGGAAAATCAAGAATCCAAAAGGAAAAATCGTGATGTTGTACTATGACGATTTGACAGAAGAGGAAAGAAGTCACATCCGAGGGGAAATGGACTGGCAGGGTTATTCATTTGAATCAGGCCCGAAGCCGACAACACCGGTCAACGCGGGTTTGATTGAACAGGTTAGGAATAACCTAAGGGCTGCACAAAATGCAAAAAGAGACTTGCAAACCATGTCGGATTTGTACCAGCTTGCCAATATTAGGACCAGAAATGGACCCCTTGAGACAGCTGCACAAGTAGGCGTGGATACACAGGCCATTAACGCTGCCATTTCCGAACTTCACCTTCAGATGGAGAGATTCGCAGAGCTGATTGAATATTATTCAGCAAAATCAGCCGAGGACATACAAAATCAAAAGAGGATGATAAGGAAGAAGAGGAACAAAGAAAAGCCCCTCGTTTCGCAAGAAGTTGCAGCAGAAATACAAAGAAAACAAGCAGATATAAATGCCGCTCTTAGTAGAGCGGCACATCTGCCCCCAAGAGAACAGGGAGGACAAATTGATGATGAAAATGATGTAGAGATGCCAGCTTATGAAAAGCTGAGCTCACATTTTGTCGGTAGATTCAAGGACAAATATGGGGCCATCCCTCGTGAATTCCTCGACGATTGTTCGTCGGGGGAAGAAAGTGGGGAGGAGGAGGATTCTCCGACCTTCTCCCCAACGCCTTCAATGGAGAAATCCAGTTTGAATGTGGACCAGGATGCATCGTCGACATCGTGCCAGACGACGAAGACGGATGTGGAGAGGCTGAAGCACCTCTATATGTCCAAGCTGCATTCGGGTCAGATGGAGGCTACGAGTGGCCCCCAAATGATAAATCAGACATCATTGAATCGTTTGAAAAACACCTTCAACGAAGACATGAGGCAACTAGAAGTTGCATCCCTCCCGATGACACCGAAGTTGGGGAGATTACAATCCGCCTTCGACACATCTTTGGGCGGCTCAAAGACGCAATTCAATTACGAGCAGAGCGGCAAGAAGAAGAGGAAATCTGTTCACTGGAAAACTTCCAAGAAGAGGAATTCTCAGACTTCCTCGAAACGTTCCTTGACCCGAAATCCAGTCCAGGAATCCCATACATCAACCAAGGACAAACAAATGCAGAAGTCTTTGGATATGAGCTCTTCAAAGGATACACAAATGTCGATGGCCTCCGACAGGATGCAATCGACAGAATCAGGCAATTAATTGAAAGACCAGTAGCCAACCAAATAAATGTCTTCATAAAGAAAGAACCTCATAAACCTTCCAAGGTCGAAAAGAAAATGTGGAGATTAATATCAGGCGTCTCCGTGAGAGATCAAGTAGTGGCTCACTACCTGTTTGGGGACATGATGGAAGTATTGATAGAACATCCTGGATTGTACCATACCATGATTGGATGGTCACCCTTTCAAAGGGCAGGACAAAGATACTTTCATCATTTAGTCAAATTTCCAGCTCAGTCCTCAGACAAAAGCTCATGGGATTGGACGCTCCAGCCATGGGCAGTTGACATCTTCAAAGAACTTATGCTATGGCTGCATGATCATAGAAAGCCTTGGACACAGAAAGTGATGGAAAATCACATTGAAGCCATGTTAGGCCAGAAAACATTCTTCCTTAGGGGAGAAGTGAGAAAACAACAAGACAGGGGCTTAATGCCCTCTGGATGGAAGATGACCCTCGCTGGCAATAGCATATTCCAAATTATTTTGCATGTGCTAGCTGCCTTGAGAGCGGGAGTCACTGTATCGCTCCCCATGACAATGGGTGACGATACCGTAGGAGAGGAGTGCCCTCCCGAGTATTGGGAGCAGTACAAGCGATTGGGCGCAATTGTGAAAGAAGTTTCACAACCATCAAACACCGAAATCGACTTCTGCGGTATGATCTTCCACAAAGATGGAACATTTGTCCCTGCCTATAAAGAGAAACATGCCTTCTTGGTAAGACGGATTAAATCCGATGTGTTGAAAGAAACTCTGATGTCCTATCAGTTGCTTTATGTGTATGATCAACCACGTTTTGACGCGATTCAGAGATGGATGCGCTCCATCGGTCATGGAAGTATGAACTTCGAGAGAGAACAGTTGATAAGACATTTACAAGGTTTAAGAACAAAACGCCGATTTGTAGGATTGTCCCGCCTGGACATCCGGTAGGGGCGCACGAAGCGAGCTGTATCCTCCCTCTTCCACATTCCGTTTCGGGTAGAATTGGGAGTTTGTAGTGTAAACTTACGCTGAAGTGTAGATAAGTTCCGTTTCGGTTATCTGCATGTAAGCAGTGCGCGTTGTTCGC